TTTCAAAGCCTATGAAATGGGTGCTGAAAAATTTATGGGGGAGTCTATAGATTTGGTTTGGTTAGACGAAGAACCAGCACAGGATATCTATTCACAATGTATTACTCGTACCCTAGACAGACAAGGGCAGGTTTACATGACATTTACTCCTGAATCAGGCATGACAGACGTAGTACAGAATTTTACAACAGAATTAAGACCCAAACAGGCTTTAATATCGGCAGGTTGGGAAGACGCTGGTCATCTAACAGAAGACATGAAAGAACAGATTTTGGCAGCATTACCTCCACATGAGAGAGAAATGAGGTCTAAAGGGATTCCGACAATAGGTAGTGGACTTGTTTTCCCTATTTTAGAGGAGAATCTAGCCTGTGAACCTTTCACAATTCCAGAGCATTTCCCTAGAATTGCAGGACTAGACTTCGGTTATGACCACCCTACAGCAGTAGCTTGGTTGGCTTGGGACAGAGACGAGGATATTGTATACGTTTACGATTGTTATCGTATGGCTAAACAAATACCTAGTTATCACGCAAGTCATATAAACGAAAGAGAGGGGAGTCATTATATTCCAATAGTATGGCCTCATGACGGATATCAACACGATAAAGGCTCGGGTAAGACACTAGCAGAGCAATATAGGGAAGCTAGAGTCAATATGATGCCTTTTCATTTTGAAAATCCACCTGCATTGGGAGAAAATAAGGGAGGAAACTCGGTAGAACCCGGATTGATGGAAATGTTGAATCGAATGGAAACAGGAAGATTTAAAGTTTTTAATACTCTATACGATTGGTTTCAAGAGTTTCGTATGTATCATCGTAAAGATGGTAAATTAGTAAAATTAAAAGACGATTTAATGTCGGCTACTAGATATGCAACTATGAGTTTAAGACACGCAGACACAGAAACATCAAAATGGCACAAAAAAGGCAGGTTAGGACCTGATATATCAATAGTTTAAAGGAAAATAATGGTAAAAAAATACAAAAAAATGACCGAAGACGAATTAATTGCTAAATTATCGTCAGAAATAGAATCATCTACTGGACATATGAGTAGCGAACTTTCACACCAAAGAGAAGAAGCTATGAAATACTATCTAGGAGAGCCTTTTGGCAACGAGATAGATGGTAGGTCAGAAATAGTAACAACTGATGTAAGAGATACTATCGAATACATTATGCCGAGTCTTATGCGTATCTTTACAACGCATAACAATATAGCTGAATTCGAGCCACAAGGCCCTGAAGACATCGAAATGGCTAAACAAGCTACCGACTATGTCAACTATGTCTTTAACAAGCAAAATAACGGCTTTAAGGTCTTATATGACGTTTTTAAAGATGCATTGATAAGCAAAACAGGGATAGTTAAGCATTATTGGGAAGAAAACAAAAAAGTAACAACAGAAAATTACGAAAATCTTACAGATATTGAATATCAGTCTATTTTAGCTAATGATGAGCTAGAAGTTTTAGAACATACAGAAACTCAAGTAGAAAAACAGCAAGTAGATGATTTTGGCAACTTAATTAGCCCTGCTGTAATCCAGCATGACGTTAAAGTTAAATGTACTAAGAATTATGGACAAGTTAAAGTGGTTTCTGTACCTCCTGAAGAATTTCTAGTATCAAGACGAGCAGTAGATTTAGAGTCTGCTACTTTTGTCTGTCATAGAGTTAAAAAAACAGTATCTGATTTAATTTCTGAGGGTTATGACAAGAATCTTGTAGATAATTTGCCTACATATTCGTCTTCTCAAGGAGAATGGGACGAAGAAAGACTAGCAAGATTTAGTTATGATGACGAAAGTATGCCTTCAGATGAGGGAACAGGTGCAACAAGAGCCGTTTGGATAGAAGAATGTTATTTGAATATAGATTATAACGGAGACGGCATAGCAGAATTAAGAAAAATTACAAAAGGTGGAAATGTAATACTAGATAATGAAGAAATAGATATGATTCCGTTTTCTACTATTTGCCCATTACCGATTCCTCATAAATTTTATGGAATGAGTATTGCAGACACAGTTTCTGACATACAATTAATAAAATCTACAATAATGCGTAATCTTTTAGACAATATGTATCTAACTAACAACGCTAGATACGCAGTATTAGCAGGACAAGTAGAATTAGATGATTTATTAACGTCTAGACCGGGTGGAATTGTTAGAATGAGGTCTCCTAACGCTGTTACACCACTTCCTACACCACAAATACAACCATATGCCTTTCAAATGGTTCAATATTTAGACGGAATTAGAGAGGAAAGGTCAGGTGTGTCTAAAATGTCGCAAGGATTAAACCCTGATGTATTAACATCTCATGTTACTTCAGGAGCTATATCAGCAGCAACTGAGTCTGCTATGCAAAGAGTAGAGTTAATAGCTCGTATGTTTGCTGAAACAGGTATAAAAGACGTATTTAGGAATATTTATAATTTAGTACAAAAATATGAAGATAGAAAAAAAATTGTTTATCTAAACAACAAGTTTGTGCCTTTAGATGTTTCTCGTTGGAAAGAAAAATTAAATTGTACTGTAAACGTAGGTATTGGTAGTGGAAATCATCAATCTAAAATGCAAACTACGTCTGCAATTATGAATATTCTACAAAAATTAATAGAAAATGGTGGAATGGGAACTATGGTAACTACAGAAAACATCTATAATACTATTTCTGAGTTTATACAGCAGTCAGGCTATTCTAATCCTGACCAATTTATAACTAATCCAGCAAATATGCCACCACCACCTCCTCCTCAACCAAGTATTGACGAGAAAATAGCTACTCAAAAAGCACAAATAGAGGTGCAAAAATTACAAATAGATACACAATTAGCTACAGCTAAACTTAAATTAGAAAAAGATATGGCAACAGTAGAACTTGCAATAAAACAACAAGAATTAGAACTCAAGAAACAACAGATGGAAATAAATAAAGCAGAACTTGCTTTAGAAGCTGCACAAGGAAGACCAGTAGGAATAGGACCACAGTAATGAACAAATTTAAACAAAGAGTAAACAGTAAAGCAGAATACAACAGATTATTTAGCAATATGGTTAGAAAATTAAGGAGTCAAGGGTTGTCTCAGAATGATGCAGTTGCAAAAGCATTTACTACATTGGGTAAAAAAACAACTGGCAGACGAGCATGAAAGACTTAAACGAATTAAATATAGAAATAGAGTTAATTAAAAAAGATATTAATGATATAAAAAACAATCACTTACAACATATTGAAAAAGACATGAAAGATGTAAAGATTGAAGTTTTTAGATTTAAATATGTTATTTGGGGAGCTTTAGTTATATTTATATTAATGACAGATAAATTTACAGAACTATTGAGGTTATTATAATGTACGGAATGAAAAAACCAAAAAAAACTAAAAAAACAAAAAAGAAAAAATAAATGTTGACTAAAATACAAAGGACAACTCTTGCAAAACATAAAAAACATCATACTGCAAAGCATATGGCTTTTATGCGTAAGGAGATGAATAAGGGTAAAACCTTTAAACAAGCACATACATTAGCAATGAAGAAGGTAGGAAAATGAGCTTATACAGAAATATTAACAAAAGGAAAAAAGCAGGAACAAGTAGAAGTAAAAAGAATTCTACAATATCAGATAAAGCATATGCAAATATGAAAGCTGGTTTTCCTAAAAAGAAAAAGAAGAAAAAATAATTGGCTAGATTAACAGAAAAATCAGAACTTACAAACACAGAATTACAACAACTTATGTTGAAATATCGCATTTCAGTTAATGAGTTACACATGAAAACATCTATTCCTAAGAATGATATTCATGGGTATCTCGCTGGGAGAAAAACTATAACCACTTATGTAGTGGATAGAATCAACCAAATAGGAGCAGAAAATGGTAGATAAAGACAAGCAAATACAGGAAGGACAAAGAGCAAAAGAACTTTTAGAAAATCCAATGGTATCTAACGCACTCAATAACATATTGAATGACGGATATCAAAGCTGGATTTCTACAGAAGCTTCAGATAGTAAAGCAAGAGAAACGCTTTATCATCAACAAATTGCGGCTTTAAAGTTTAAACAAGTTTTAATTAACACTATTGAAAATGGAGTTATATTAGAACAGGAAAATAAACAAGGAGTTAAATAATGGCTAAAGAAGATATACCTGTATTAGAAAGCAAAAACAAAGGAATTCCAGTAACTGACGTAAGGTCAGCACAGGAAGCATTGATGGCTCAATTACAGTCTCCGGCAACGGAACAACCTGTAGAGGAAGAAATGCAAGAAGAAGTCGAGGAAATGACTTCTGAACAGGACATGGAGTCCGAATCAGTTGAAACAGAAGAAGACGACCCTAACGAGTTGTCTCCTGAAGATTTGGTTGACAATGAACAGGAAGTAGAGGACGAGACACCTAACTTATACACTATCAAGGTAGATGGTGAAGATAAACAGGTTACTCTCGAAGAATTACAGAATGGTTATAGTAGACAAGCTGATTACACAAGAAAAAGTCAAGTATTGGCAGAGCAACGCAAAAAAGCTGATGAAGAATTAGCTGCGACTCAACAGGAAAGACAGCGTTACTTATCACAACTTGAACAATTTAACAATCAAGCAGATGCTAAATTAAAAGAATTTGCAAATACAGATTGGAATAAACTCAAGGAAGATGACCCTATGGAGTACATGGCAAAGCGAGATACTTACCGAGAACTTCAAGAAAATAGGAGACTTTTAAAAGAAGAACAAGAACAAGTAGTACAAAAAGAACAACAAGAGCAATTAAGACAATTTGAAGAAGCTAAAAAAATCAATTATGATAATTTAATTCAAAGATTACCTGAATGGGGAGACCCTGAAAAAGGCAGCCAAGTAAAACAAGCTGTAAAAAATTATGCAGTATCCAAAGGTTTTACTGAACAAGAATTAAATACTTTAATAGACGCTAGAAGTGTAGAAGTTTTACACAAAGCTATGCTTTATGAAAATTTATTAAAAGCTAAAATTTCTAAAAAGAAAACTAAAGTTGTTCCAAAAGTACAAAAACCGGGTTCAGGTACTTCTAAGTCTGAAGTTGCAAGTGATAAAGTTAAGGCACTAAGAGCAAGAGCAAAGAGAACAGGGAACGTCAAAGACGCTGCAAAGCTTCTTGAATCTTTTTTTTCATAACTCTTGATATACTAACTTTTACCATAGGTGTAATAAAATGGGACAATTAACAAACACATTTGAAACATATGATGCAGTGGGTAATAGAGAAGATTTAGCAAATATAATCTACAATATTACTCCTACAGACACTCCGTTCATGTCAGCAATCGGAACTGGCACAGCTACGTTTACTAAACATGAATGGCAAACAGACTCGTTGGCAGCAGCAGCAGCTAACGCACAAGCCGAAGGCGAAGACGCACCAAGTGCTGCAATGTCAGCTACTTCAAGAGTATTAAATTATACTCAAATTTCTTACAAACCAGTTATGGTTTCAGGAACACAAGAAGCAGTTGTTCACGCAGGTGTAAACTCTGAGTTAGCGTACCAAGTAGCTAAAGCCGGAAAAGAACTTAAACGTGATATGGAACTTGCCATGACTGGTAAAGTTGCAGCAGGTGCAGGTTCAGGTAACGCAGCTTCGGCTCGTACCTCAAGAGGTTTTGAATCTTGGTGTACTAGCAATAACTCACATGGTGCAACTGGTTCTACTAGTGGTGTTGGTGCAGTTGTTGATGGTACTCAAAGGGTACTAACAGAAGCATTGCTAAAAGGACAACTTAAAGCTTGTTATGACGCTGGTGGAAATCCAGATATGCTGATTGTTGGCTCTTTTAACAAACAAAAAGTATCAGGTTTTACTGGTAACTCTACCCGTATGGACATGGCAGAAGATAGAAACCTAGTGGCTACTATTGATGTTTATGTTTCTGACTTCGGTGAAGTTAGAGTAGTAGCTGATAGAGTTCTAAGAGATAGTGGAAGAACTGCTTTAATTGCTGACACAGAAATGTGGTCTACAGCGTATTTAAGACCTTTCCAAACTATGGAACTAGCAAAAACTGGAGATGCAATGAAAAGACTACTCTTAACAGAATGGACTTTAGTTGCTAAAAACGAAGCAGCTAACTCAAAAATTGCTGACTTAACAACTTCATAATTTAATTATTATGTTAGGGGGAGTAGTTGCACTCCTTGTTTCACTCCCCCACCTAGATACATTTAATAATGACCTTGAAGAAGGTATCGCTTCGGAACGAGGGTTATTAATATTGGAGAAATTTAATGAGAACATTAAATGATTATTTTGTAACAGCAGAGATAGAAGACGTATCTACTGCATCAAGCACATTTGTAGCTGTACCTGATGGTGGAAATATTGTAAAAATTATTACTGCACTACAAGGTGCTTTAACTATAGCAAACGCAGCAGTTTCTTTTGAAATTGGTGG